GTACTATAGTATTGATCAGCAGTTAAATCTATTCTTTTTCCGTTTAGATCTAAACACCACCAATGCCAAATACCTTCATCATCTTTAGCACGATACATTTTAAGATTCTTGTGACCAAAGATTCTATACAAACAACCTGCTGCGTTATGACAATGACCAAAAGTAGGGTTAGTACTGTTTCTTTCTACCCACTTCTTAGGTAATAAATCTGGAGTCAGGTTGTCCATTATAAGTTTGGAAACTATCTCCAGATTTTTTTCATCGTATGATATCAATGTCATTATTTTTATTCCAAACTTCTAATTCTGTTCTTAATCGGCCGTCTGTCTTTAGAGATTCAAATCGTTTAGAGGCCTTTTTTCTCCACCATTCAACAATATTTTCCATACTGTATCTATCGTAGTTATCTTTCTTTCTCAATTCGTCGGTTTCTAAATTCAAATACTCTTTTACATTTTCATAACCGTAATCACAGAAATAAGTTCGCTTCTGTTCCGTAATTGAGAGGCCATTATAACATGCCTGGTTGAATTTGTCAAGTACCTCTTTGTTGTCCTTCAAAGATTTTTTAATAATCGAAATCATTTTAGTTTGAGTTTTTAATTTCTTAGAAGAGGCCTTAACAGGAACAAGACGCTCACCATTATTCCTTTCTGTGAACCAATCACTCAAATCTCTAAAATGATTATCATTTAAAAGAGGCGTAAACTTAGAATCGGTAAGACCCTTATAACGAAGAAAGGGTTTCATACCATCATACTGTGACGCGGCCTTTGTTGAACCATACAGAGAAGTGGTTTCAAATAAACAAAAAGGTCCTCCATATTTTTTATTCAACATATCTCTGACTTCATGCGAACAACAAAGACCTGCCAATAATTTACCGCCAAGATAATTAAAACCAAAGGGTTGTGTAGGTACAATAATGAACCCCATAATAGCGGAGTCATTAAATCTTTTCATCACATCCTTATCTTTAGTTCTCAAGGGTTGACCAAGAAAATCATTCCTTGGTTTTGAATTGATAGTAGGAGAACCCAGTCGAATAAATCCGACAATACTATCCGAATTTGTTTCTTTCACACATAAAAGCAATCCTTTGCCTGGAATAGAGGCCTCTACAATGTGAGAAGAAACAATTTGTAATTTTGTAATGAAGTCTTTAGATGAAACCTCATAGACTTTAAAGTTCATATTTTCAGGAGAAATAGAGAAGTCTTGAAACATTTCATCCTGCGGGCCACCAAGAAAATTATCGTGATGGTTATATTTTTCTAAAATTCTTTCCGATTTCACATTTCTTAGATATTCATCAACACGATTTAAATCTGAGAAGAAATCTATAAAAATATTGGCTGCGTAAACAGCATCTTCATTATTTAATATCACAAAACACCTCAAAGTTGGAGCGGGTGGTAGGAGTTGAACCTACATCTTCAGGTTGGAAACCTGACATAATATCCGTTATACTACACCCGCGTTTGTCCATCCATTATATCATATTCTCACGCACTTGTCAAGCGATTTTTTCGCTTCTTACGGTTATATAGTGTTTTTCTCCTCTTAGATTTTTCTAAATGAAACTTATTTACTTTCGTATCAAAAGTAATTCCGTGTAGGTGGTCGTACTCATGTTGTACCACTCTTGCGGTCATACCGTTAAACCTCATAGTCTCTGTAATACCAGTGGCTCCAGTAAAACGCATTCTTATATCAGAAGGTCTTTTAATTTTAAAAGACATTCCTGGAAATGACAGACAACCTTCTTCCATTAAAACTAAATCGTCAGAGTAATGTACGATTCTTGGATTAAAGAACACAAGAATACTCTCTTTCACATCAGGGTTACCTACTGCAAATACAGAATAATTATAACCTATCTGTGGTGCAGCAAGACCAATACCACGATGCGTAATCATATTATAACGCATTTCTTCAGCTAGATCCATAGGATCCATTGGTGGGTTTTCAAAATCAAAAGAAACTGTACTCTGTTTGAGTATTGGATCTGTTGATGGCACTAACTCTTTTAACATCATAATTTTAATTCCTCTTGCAAATCTTTTCTCAAATCACTGTAATCGAAACTCATTATTGCAACTCTTCTCACACCAGTATAATTTTCAACAGCGTGTGGCCACCCAGTGTTTATAAACCAAAACTCTTTTGGTTTCATTCCTAACTTATATATTCCTTTTCTATCTTTGAATAAGAAATCACTATCATTCTCGTTTAAACATATCTGAGCCCTGCACATAACACTTGTATCGGTATCTATGTGCCAATTCAGAGAGTGTTTTGGTTGCATCTCACTCAATCTAAATCTATAAATCTTTTTGAAAAATCGTTTAATTTCTCCTTGTATTAATTCACTACCAATTATCCATTTATCGTAATCATGTTCATCGATTGTGTCGTCATTGCTCGTTTTGTTTTTCTGTAAAACTACTTGTCTATATTTTTGACCGACATTAAAAACTTTTTCATAATCCACATTTCTGGTTATTGAATACGCATCTGTGCCGATATCACTATGAGTATTTTCATTCAAAAAATTGTTAAGATATTCGTAAGTTTCATCAGAAACTTCTCCTAATTTTTTAAAAATAACCAGTTGATTTCTTTTAGGTCCTTTACCTCTTACTCTATTTCGTTTTGTATTCTCCATCAAAACTCCTTGTAAGGATATAGGTCCACTTCATATAATGTCCATTGCATCTTTTCTGCAAAGTCAATGGCCTCTTGTTTTGTTTCAAATAACATTGGTCCAACATCAGTCAGAACTTCGGAATGATCTAACATCCAACGGTATTCTCCATCCATAACTCTTACTTTAATACCATATTTTTTCATATTTTGCCTATGACCATATATCTGTATTGATCTAAACTGCCATTGTTCATTCTTTTGGTACCTTTATATAGTATTTCTTCAAAGTCGTGTTTTTCTGCTAACTCGTCCTCGGAATGGCATAGGTTTATATGTTCATCAATGTCCATATTATTTGATTGTATCGCATGAATAGGGTCATCATATAAAACAAAATTCATAGAATGTGATCCTTTCATATGTTCAGACGAGGTGTTTATAACCACATCCACATCCTTTCTTTCCGAAAAATCTTTCCAATAATCCATATTTTTTATAACAATATTTTCATCGTGAAAGTAAGTCTTATATCTATCACATATTTCACAGGCCTTATCATCTATATCGTATAGAACAATTCTTTGAGCGTTGGACATATACTCGCGTATGAAAAAAACTAAAGGATAACCAAACCAACTACCGACCACTTCTACATTATAAGTTCCTAAAGGCGTATGTTTTTTAAGTTCATTCACTAACCATAGTTTAGAACTTATTTGATTAGGACTATAACTCTGAATAAAACTTTCTAATAATTTATTATCTCCTGTCTTTTCTATTTCTTGTTTGATTCTATTCATAACGGAAAGACCAAACATTAAATTTGGATTCATGCTACCATCCTAGAAAAGTTTTTATGTTTCTCAAAACGAATGATTGAACGCATCTTATCTTGTAGTGACTCTCCTTTGTGGGAGATGATAAAGATATTGGTGTCTTGTGTTTCATTCAATATTTCCATTAAACTTTCAATACCAACATTATCAAGTGAACCATCAAATACTTCGTCCAGTATTAACAGATTCGTATGAGAACTATTCTTCATCTTCGCAATACTACGCCAAGTAAGTAACAGTGCCAGATCAAGCCTAGCCTTTTCTCCTTCACTGAATGATGCATAACTAAACACATCACGGTGACGAGACTTAATCACTTCGTTAAAGTTTTCGTCAAGCTCAAAGTTTACAAAGAACTCCATCTTAGCCAAATACTTATTGATAAGTTTGTTCATCACTGGAACATACTGTTTGACAATCTGTGTTTTGATGCCCTTATCTTTTAGCAGTTCGGCTGCTACTGTATATAGTTCTCTTTGTTTTACTGCTTCCTCTCGTTGTTTCTCTACTTCAATAAGTTTTCGTTCTGTTACCTTGAGTTCTTCCAGTGTTGTGGTCATATCAACATTACTTACAGATGATAACTGTTTTTCAAGTTTTCGTATGTAACTATGGTGGTTGTCAATATCTTTATCACAACTAAACTTCTTTTCAACCAAAGTTGAGTATTCTTCTTCTAATACCTTTAGTTCATCTTTCAGTACGGAAGTTTTTTCCAACTCAGTTTCTAGTTTAGAAAGATTTACAGAGTAATCTGAAATGTTTTCTTCCAGTACTTTGAGTTTATCGTCCCTGAAATCTGTTGGTAAAGATTGGCCACATGACAGACAATCGGCATTCTCAAGATAAAAATCTCTATCTTTCATTAACTTGTTTTGTTTTGTCTGTATTTGTCCTTGGTATTTTTCTAAATCAGAAAACTTCTTGAGTACACCTTTATACTTATCCCGTTGTGTTTTCTCATTCTCTTCAATTCTTTTTAGAATACCAGTCTTTTCTAGAACCAAAAGACCTAATTGAGTTCTACTTTTCCCAATCTCAGTTTTAATTTCATTCACTCGTTCTTCATTTTGATTACGAAGTTCTTTAATATGTTTCTGTTGGAGTGCTCGTTTTTCTTGAGCCATCTGAAGTTGATATTTCAAATCGTTCAGCAATTCTTTATTTTCTTGTATGCGTGTTTTAAGTAACACATTCATAACAGAAAAGATCTTAATATCAAGAAGGTCTTCAATCACCTCACGACGAGCCTGTGCTGACAGCTGCATGAAAGGAATAAATGTAGAAGAACCGAGAATAACCACTTGTGTAAAAGAAGTATAATTCAGTTTCAGAATATTCTTTTCAAGGTGTTCTTGATAATCTTTTACCGCAGCTGTTTGATCTAACAAAACATCGTTATAGTAGACTTCAAACTTTGCTGGTTTGATGCCACGCAAAACACGATAGGAGTTAGAACCAATACGAAAGTTTACTTCAACCAAACAATTCTTTTCGTTGATTGAATTAGCTAACTGTGGTTTGTTGATTTTACGAAAAGGTTTACCGAACAACGCGAAACATAAGGCGTCAAGCATTGTTGATTTACCGGAACCATTTTCTCCTAGAACAAGTGTGGTTGGACTACGAGATAAATCAATCTGCGTCCAAACATCTCCTGTTGATAGGAAATTTCTAAATCTTATATTTTCAAAGTGAATCATTCTATATCTAATGCCTGTGATTCATTCAATAAAGCCAAAAATATTCCTGAATTCCAGATAGAGTGTTGTCTAGTACCAGTAAAACAAAGATCAGAACGAATCATCATATTTTCTGAGTTTGGAACTTTAACTTTCAGTTTAGAAAATCCTCTCGCATAAGAATCTTTCATCATTTCATTGTTTAATATTGATTCAGCCTTTTCAAGTCCTATGTCCAAAGGAATTTGCTTTTTACTTTCATTCATAAAACGAATTTGGCAAACTTGTTTTTCAAAATCGATCCATTCAAAAATGACTGATAATTTTTCCATCATTCTATATCCAGTGCTTGTGATTCATTATAAAGTGAAGTGAGTAATGTATTTAATTGTATCGCATCTACATTTAGATTGGAACTACCCACATACTTACGCATAATTGTCAGTGTATCTTCAGCTTCATTCACGATTTCTTCATCATCCATTTCACCAAGATTTTTGTTATCATCTACGATACTCACATTTGCTGGATTAGATTTATATAGTTTGTCCAACATCATATCAAACCAATATGGGTTTGATTTGTTCTGTACAATCACTTTTACATAAGTGTTTTCGTAGTTTGTAAAATCTTTTTCTACCACTTCATCCATCGTTTTATCGGTATCATCATAGAATACCTTATAGAACATACGGTATGGATTTTGAATAAACTGTAACTCAAGCGTTTCCGTATCAAACAAATGAAAACCACGAGCGTCGTTAAAGTCCCCCCAAGTCAGTTCAAATGGATTACCAAGATACTGAATGTTATTCTTACGCGACTTGTGGTGAAAATGTCCTGAACACACCAACTCAAACTTTTCGAATGGCTTGGTATCCATACCATGATGTTGTACTACACCTTGATGCATCACAAAACCACTCAAGTCAAGATGACCAAACAATACACGAGCATCGGTGTTTGCAATATGTTCCATACAATCTGCATAGTTCATGTTGTGAATCCATGGCATCATCGTAAGCTTCAAATTGCCGAAAGAAACATCAGTTGGTTCTGAATAAAACGATACACCATCTTCTGCATAAGAACCAAACAACTCACTCATCGCATTAATTTCATTACTATTACGATAAGGAATATCGTGATTTCCGACGAGCACATGTAAGTCAATACCATCTGTCACGCATCGGTTGACAAATACATTACGAAAACGATTCAGTGTAACATAACTAATCATCTTTCTTCGGTCAACAATATCACCAAGATGAATGATTGTTTTTATGTTTTGTTTTTCAAGTTCAGGAAAGAATACATTATTATAGAATCTTTCCATCATATCAAGAAAAACTTGACTATCGTTTCTTGCACCCCAATGGGTATCGGTTATAAGCGCTACTTTCATTCTTCAACATACACATAAGTTACTGGCATAGCTCTTGGTCCAACAACGAGAGGTTGCACTTTTTTCACCAAGTAATCAATACCTTTTATTTTTACCATTTCATTTATCACTAAATCTTCCACATTCATATCAATGCCGTCGCGGTAATGATTCACAAAATGATCATTCACAAATAAATGAATGTATCCTTTCACTTCCAAGGTTCCACAGCTTTACCTGTTCTTTTCATATTCTTACCCTTATAGTTACGAATTGCTCTATAAACATAAGTGTTTACATCTTCTAACTTCTGAAGATAATTTAATCGAGTCATTTCATTTGAACGCTTATTATTTAACTCATTCACCCACTCCTGAATCTGCGCTGGTATTAACATTTTTTGTATTCCTCTTTTTTATTTCGCGTCTTTTATTCGCTTCAAAATCTACTATAAATTGTGAAATGTATTCTTGTGACCAGTCGGTATGTTCGTGTCTTATCTCGACTGGTGAATCACCTAATCCTTGTTCGTAAGTTTGCCAATCCATATCTTCCATCATTTTATATTTCGTATATAGTTGCGTCTTTTCCTTTTGTATTCGTCTTAGAAAAGCGTAGTATATAATCTGTGTAAAATAAGCAAATGGATTTTGTGACTTCTCCGGATTAAAATTATCAATATACATTAAAGAGTTTTCAATACCATCGCCGATCATTTCATCACGAAACGGATAGTTCATGAAGTTAGGTTTTCTAGCTAGATTAACAGCAATTTCTTTAATACAGTGTCCTATATAATCTGATACTCTAGGCCTTGGTTTTTCTTCTGCCTTTGCAATATTGACAGATTCGCGAAACTCAACCATGGCTGCAAAAAAATCTTTATTATTAACATAGTGGTTCTTTGCCATTAGTGTATCCTTTTTAAATAGTCGGCATTTAACTCCTGCATAATATCTGACATATCGTCCTCGTCTTCATCATCTTGTCTTATCCAAGTAGAGTACATTTCCATCACATAGTCATTAGCCATATTACTGAACATCACCATGTTTCTTTTTACTGAAACTTTATCTTCACCATCATCGCCTAGAAATAAATTCCAACGATGTGCGGTGTATTGATGATACCCTTGGACCTTTGCAAGTGAAATTACGAATGGTTGAATTAATGTTATTGTTTCAGAAGTCTCATCAATATCTTCTACTTGAGCAACAACATCTTCGCCAGAAATTAATTTTAGGTATTGTATCTTCATAAGTGGGTACCATTATATCACATTTGTAACCATTTGTCAACTATAAATCGATGTTGTATACTTTGTATTCAAACTTTTCGTCTTTATAAATTCTTATTCTTTCAATAAAATGGTTAAGAGTGAAATTTGTTTTTGATTTATATTTACAATCATCAGCTATGTCGTAGAGTGTAGCCTTATCTTTTCCTTTACTGACACGAAGAACTCGACCAATTGACTGAAGATTGCGAATACGAGACTTACTAGGACTACCAAAGATAATGTTATGAAGATTAGGAGCATTAATACCGGTACTAAAAACACCGTAGCTAGCAATGATAATAGCGTTATTTCGTTTCTCGATTTCATTTCGTACATACTCTCTTTCCTCTGCACTTACACCACCGTGTAAAAAATAAACATCTCTATCTGGCGCAGTTTGTTTGATTAAATCATATAGTATTTTACCGTGTTTCTCTACATACTGGAAAAGAAGGAGACTATTCCCAGAAAGGCTAAGAACAAGGTTAGTGATAAACATATTTCGCCTGTCGTGTGAGACCAAGTAGTCCATTTCATCTTGATAAGTTCTACCCACAACATTTTTTCTTTCCTCTTCTTTGTGTTTTAAAACAAGGCATTTAATTCTAAATGGTGCTAAATGTTTATCTTCAATCAGTTCAGCCGTTTTCTTAAATTGCTTGATCTCACCAAATAAGCCTTGTAGTACGAGTTTGTGTGTCTGTGTTCCATCAAGTGTACCTGTAAAACCGAAACGATGCTTACAAGTAAGCAACTTTGTCATAATTGATGTAAGAGATTTTGATTTGAACTGGTGACATTCATCACCAATCACAACATCATACTGTAAAAAGTATTTCTTCGGTTGTTTGTAAATAGATTGCCATGTACTAATAACAATAGGTTTTTCTGAGCCCTTCTCACTACCTGCTGTTACTGTATGTATATATTTATCATTCAGTCCATAAGTAACAAAATCCTTTTTTAATTGTGATACCAATCCAGTTGTTGGTACAATGATAAGTGTTTTCTTCGCATAGTATCTAGCCAACAAATAGATTATAAGAGATTTACCACTACCCGTTGGAGATAACACCAGTGCTCGGTTGTTTTGTACCGCATGAACAAAACTGTTGTACTGATAATCTCTTGGTTCAAAAGGTAATGATAAATCTTTTACAAACTCTTCGGCCTTATTCAGTGTAAAGTCTTCTTGTTTTGATAAACTTTCATCGACAATACATTCATAACCTCGGGTCTTTGCAAACTCTAATACTTCTGGTAACAAACCAACATAGAGCTCACCAGTCATTGCGTTTAACAATCGTATCTTACCATCCCATAATCGATTACGATAAGCTGGCATGAACTTGGCACCTGGTACCATGAATGTAAGTTTATCACTTAATTCCATACGGATGCTTGGTTCAGCATCCACTCTCATATTTACTTCATTTAATTTTATTATTCTAAGTACATCACTCATAAATTTAACTTGAGTTGTACTGGGTGAATAACTGGATCATGGTGTCTATCAACTAATGGTTCTCCTAATAAAGAAATCAAAGCTTTCAATACACTCATAGCGTGAACTTCTTCTGTAGTGTATCTATACTCAGGACTATATATGTGCATATAGTGTTCCAAGTGGTCGTGATAGTATTTGCAAATGTCTTTCGATAGTGTTAGATATTCACCGTTAAAGTTATTCATTTTATCCACCATTCATAAATCTTTGATAGTCTAAACTATTCTTAATAATAAAGTTTCTTGTGTGTATTGTTTTCACAATATCTTCTAAGAGCTTAATGAGTTCATCTTGATAACCAATCTTCAAATTAATGTTAATCATTTCATCATCTGAATCAACATAGGTCTGAACTTGTGTATTCAGTAGTTTCTTGTTAAAAGGTTCTCTACCAATCTCTTTTATATCTTCTGGATTGTTTAAATCACCAGAATAATATTCAGTGAGCTTTCTCTTAATCTCCTTTCTCTTCTCATAGATTCTCAATCTAGCAAGTTTAGCATTCGTATACATACTTATATACTTACTATGTAGTATTGGTATATTCGTACTCTCGTGTGATAGGTTAGTCTCATCAATCTTACAATCTTCTGACCAGTCATTCAGTATGGTTTCAATGTTCATATAGTATCCTATTATATCTTAAAGGCAACATAGCCATTATATCATAGTGTGATTCGTTTGTCAAGAGCCCACAAAGGTAAATGCGTTATATCTAAATGTAGCAGTTGCTTTTATATAGTCCACATCAGATGATGTAGTTGTGAAATTTAAAGGAGAAAGTGAGATAGGAAATAAGTTTCTAAAAACAATTTCTATGTTTGCATTATGATTTGAAGTTAAAACAATAAGTGTACCATCAGACCTAATACCACCAGGTTCACCTATAACCTCCTGTTGTCTTAGATTTTGAAATTGTTGAGTTTTTTGTGGAGAACCTAGACCAAATAACCACTCTTGTATTTCTTTATAATTTGATAAATCTTCATCAACAATAAATTCTACATTGAGAGGTGCATATTCCATTTTTGTACCAGGATAATACAACCTTAGATTTGGTGACTCTTGAGTAACATCTTCAATTGATATTTCCGGTAATGTAAATTCTTGACAAAAGAATTCTAGATTAGGTGCTCGTTGAAGAACAAACCTAAAGCCTAGTGGTGAAAGAAAGTTTTTGTTTGCGGTAATTTCAGACATAGTTTATATCCATTTTTTAACTATTTATAAACAAAAAAAGGGGTGCCGAAGCACCCCTTAAAAGTGTCTCTTAAAAGAGATCTTTTTCTTACATCAGGTTCTTTACAGCGAATAAACGGTAGTATTCGTTTGCGCGTTTCTCCAACTGGTTGTCAGTAGGAGTAGTCAAACGGCCGTTAGCACCTTTCGAGAATGGATTTGCGACCATGCCGTAGCGAGTCTTGAATCCAATCTTAGGTTGGAAAGTATCTTCACCGATTGCACGAACCATTTGCAGCGGAACGTATGGGCAGTAGAAAATACCAGCATCAAAAGGATTTGAGCCTTTATAACCAACGTTTACATACTGAAGACCAGTAGATGAAGCGAAGTAAGGATCAATGTAGACTTTGAAACGACCGTTAAGAACACCAACAAATGTGTTACCTGTGTCGTCCACACTCAGACTATTTGTAAGAGCAGGTGTATAATCAAGAACACCAGCCATTTGAAGTGCAGAAGCAACGTCAGATGAACAGATGATCAGGTTACCTTTACCTCTACGAGTTGCTTTTGCAATCGCGTTAGCTTCACGTTCCAGTTGGAACATCAGACCTTTGAATCGTTCAACAGACCAACGACCATTTGCATCAACGTCAAGGTCAAATGTGCCTTGAGTAGCAACGTTTTCTTGTGCGCCGTCTTTAGCAACAATGTTTACACTACGAACGACTTCACGATTGATTTCAGCAAGAATTTCAGTTGACAGAATGTTCGAAAGTTCTTGTTCTGCGTCAAGACCGTGAACTGCTTTCAGATCTTGAGCCAGTTCCATTGTGTACTCAGCTTTCAGGGCACGAGAACGAGCAACAACAGAAACTTTCTCAATTGAGAATGCCATTTCCGAGAATGCGTTTCCATCAGTTCCTAAAGCTTCTGCATCAGCTGTATCCATTGCTTGACGAACTGCGTATGTAGAAGTTCTTGTTGTTGGATCTGTTTCAGAAGATGCTGTACCATCACCGAAGACACCGCCTTGTGAAGTAACTCCGCCAATAGCATTGTTAGAAGAAGCAGAAATGTTTGTATCAGCCTCGTTAAAGAATGCTTCGGTACGATTTGCTTCGTTAGCAGCGGATTGCTTAGAGGTACCATCGTCTGCGTACTGCGAATGCATTGCAAAGATAAGTCCAGTTGGACCTGTCATTGGTTGAACACCACAAATGTCGTATGCGATCATTTGAGGGGCAGCACGACGAATTAGAGAGATCAGAACTGGATCGAATACATCTACCTGACCGGTAGCAGTACCGTCACCGCCAGCATTACCGAAAGCGTTTGTTGGAGTTTCTCCCAACAGAGTAGGTGTTTGGTATCCACCTGACATATTTTGCATTGCATCATGTTGTTGGTTTTCTAAAAGCTGTGCAACAACTTCTCTTTTATGAGTATTTTCAATTTTTGGCAGGTCTGGGTGTTCCAGAACTGGTTGCCACTTTTCTACTAAAGTATTAACAGACATTGTTTTCTCCTTGTTGAGGTTTTATCTTTTTATTCAATGTTATATTATTTATAAAAACTTACTTTTTGATGGTTCTAGAAATAGCATCCATATAAGATCTCATTTCAGGAGCAACAGCTTCTGAAAGTTCTTCTTGTTCTACATATGGATCAGCATCTTCGTTTAAAATAACCGAAGATGTAGGACTTGCAGTTTCAGAACCAAAATAATGTTCTTTCAGAGTTTCAAGTTTTGCTTGAAAATCTTCAGCGTCATTTGACTCAATTGATTCTGCAAATTCACGCAGTTTTTCCGCATCAGTTCCGATCATATCTTCTGCAACGTCAGCGAAAATTGCATTCTTTGCTGTATCAGCAATAAGATCATTCATTTCAAAGTTTTCTTCCATGACAACATCCAGGCTTTCTTCTAGATCAGCAACACGAGCCATCAATTGCTCAACAACATCTTGCTTCTCTTCTGGTACTTCAATGTAATGCTCAACAAATAAAGTCTTCATTGACTCCATAAAATCTTCTACTACATCGTTCTTGATACCTTGTTCTACAGCAAGTTCGTTTTGTTCAATCCACTCGTTAACTACATAATCGAGGTATGAACTTACTTGCTCTTCAAGAGTACCAACAACAGACATTCTTTCTTCTTCTAGCTCTTCAGCAGCAGCTGCAACAAATGCTTCAACTTCTTCGTTGACTTTTGATGCGACAGCAGCTTCGAAGATAGTAGCTGCTTTACTCATACCTTCTTCGGTCAGCTCTTGACCGTTAAAGATAGAAGCAACTTCTTGTTCTGCATTGAAGGAATATACTGGTTCTTCATCAGAAGCTTCGTAATCTTCGTCGTCCATTTCTGCGCCTTCAGCAAAAGCAGCATAAATTTCTTCTACTTCTTCGCGAGACATTCTTTGCATTTCAGCAATCATGGCATTCAACATACCAAACTTGCTTTCTTGCACAGGAAGATTTGTAGAAAATGCATCTTCTTTATCTTCTACACCTTTTACCTTAGCAGCCTTTGCAGAACCCTTCATGGCAACCTTAGACTTATTATCGCCTTTTGTTACTGGATCTGCTACTTCAGATGGATCTCCCATTGATGCCTTTACTTCTGCAAGTTCATCAATGTTTTCATCTTCATAGTTTTCGTAATCAGACATGTTTGTTCTCCTTGATTATTGAGAATAATTTACAATTTATTACTTATTTATAATATTTAAAATTTACAAATTATTGATGAAACGTTTGAATAGAAAAAGTTTTTGTTCTTCCAGTTCTTTCACACTCATCTTTTTAACTTCATGCTTAATTTGTTCTGACATCCAGGTTTTTCTATCTGAATCGTAATAGAACTCAACACCTTCCATAATACCCTCTACAAACGCATTTGGTGCAGATGGATCTGCAACAATGTCCGCAGCCGTTGCAAGCATGAAATCATCTTGTACTTCGTTTAAACCATTCTTTTGTACAAGTGATCCCATACCTCTTGAAGAAACACCTAGTTTGGCACCTTCGTCCATCAGATTCTTTACAATAGAACCCATAGGTGTTTCCATAATTTTTGCTTTACCAATAATTTGATTACCTTCTCTACGAAGAGATTTAATCATGTGTGAAACTCTTTCCAGATTGATAGTAGGACCGTCTGGATGACCAAGTTCTCCGTATGCACGATTTTGTTTTACGAAGTTATTGTTGTAACGATTCATTTCGTTTTCAAGCGTAAGCATTGGATACATGCGACCATTTCTGTTTTTAATATCGCCTTCCATGAATACACCTTCGATGTAATAGTTTTTCTTACCGTCTTCTGAAGCTTCGGTAAGATACTCTATGTTTTGGTCATAGACTTCCGTAATAAGTTTCATTTTATGCTACTCCCGATCTCTTGTGCATTTTGATTATAATTGAATTAGCACCAGCGCCAGCGGTAAATATAACATTCGCACTTTCTTGTGAGGCCGTTTCTAATTTTAATTGTTCATCCGCAAAATCGTATTGTCCCCATGAACCACTAGGAGTTGAAAATACCACATCATCTCCTCTTTGTAAAGTCCATTCACCTGTCCAAGCAATATGTGCAATAGTCATACTCGCGACGGTTTCAGAAGAGGTAGCGTTTGCACCTTCGACCGCGCCGGCCGTATTCAAGAGTAAACCACCAGTAACATCTGAACGAATGACGACAATACCAGAACCACGACTACCCGAACTTTGTCTTACTGTAATATCACTAGCCATTATTTCGATCCTCTCAGTGCTTTAAATCTAGCAAGACCAACCATTTTTGCTCTTCTCTTTCTTTTTGCTGCATCAAGAGATTGTTTACGAATATCTGGTTGTGCCTTTGTAGCATAGCTGTTCAATGTCTTTGGTGACAGTTCATCGAGTTGTTCAACTTCTTCGCTGTAGTTGACTCCTTTCAGTTTTGGCATAGTAACGCCGCGTTCTTTAGCTTTTTTCTTTGCTTTTTGTGCGTCTACCATGTTTTGTGTATAACCTTTTTTAGCCATACGAGGGTCTTGTTTTTCGTGTTCTGCTTTACTTTGTGCAGAGCGTTGTGCTTGATACTTCTTCGCCGTTTTATCACTTACATTCAGATAATGGTCCTTTGCACCATACTTACCGCCGAAAATACCTTTTTTATGTGCGTACTTAGCAGCAGTTCCGACCGCTTCATCAATTTCAGCTTCCTCTTTCATTCTCAAAACTTTAGTGGCACCATCGTCCACTTTAGGCATGGCTTTCTGACCTTCGGTTTTATCAATCTTACGATAAGATGATTTACCGATACCGCCCATATCAAACTTCTTGAGTGGTGATTGTTGTGTCGCATCACCTATGTTGATAGAAGATGGGTTACCTTTGTGATCATCATGTTGTTTTGTTGTAATAGGACCAAGTGTTTCAAAATCTTTTTCGGTTGCAACATCAACCTTATGCATATCTTTAAATGCTTGATCGGCTTTTGAACGATGATAATCGTCTTTTTCGTCTTTCTTTTTCTTCTGAGTTGCAACACCGTATTCATCAGCGTCAGCTTCAGATAGAATTGACATAAGTTTTAGATAGTTCATTTTTTATTTCTCTTTAAAGCTTGTAGTAGGACCTAATGTATTTCTTGTGTTCTTATATCCTGCCAACTTAATCATATCGCTTCTTTTCTTTCTTTTTTCTGGATCACCCTTTCTTTTAAAGTTATACAAGGTCGCCTTTCTTTCATAATTACGCAATGTATCTGATGACAGTTCATCGAGCTCTTCGACTTCTTCTTCAACGACCTCTTCTTCGACGACCTCATCACCGAACATAGAAGCGCCAACTTCAAATCTTTTTGTTTGAATCGCCTCTAATGAACGAGCAGCAAGTTCATCTTCAATCTTTGAACGAAACTCAAAGGCCTGTCCGCCGATAAGTGCTTCAAGTGCTTCTTTAGTTGACATTGTAATACTCCTATTTAAATATCTATTAATCTATTTATAAAAATTAAGATAACGCCAAGTCTTGTGTTTTTGTCGCAATCTTTTTAAGTTTATCGCCAGCAGCTTGATTCTTACCAGTGTCGATGATATAACTCCAAACTTCTGTTGCTGTCAATGATGTATTTGATGCAGCAACGGCATCAGCCAGTTCAACAAGTCTTGTGCCTGCTGCGGTACCAGAAAGTACTTCAGCCCAGACCGCATCAGCAATACCAGCAATATCATCAGAACCGAGTGATAGTGCTGGTAGTATTGTTTCTACCAGTGTAGATGTGTTCAAGTTAATTGTAATTGTCCATGGATCTAATGTTGGCACAAAAATGGGTTCACCTTCACGAGTAAACACATTACCTGTAACTGTAAGAGAATGATTGCCTTCCCATGTACGCATACGCCAACCGTTTTCTAGGAAGAATGTAGTACCAAGAACACGGTCACCAGGAAGTGGGTCACCACCAATTACATCTAGAGCCTTTTCCCATTTTGCATTTATCTGATTAGGATCTTGTATCCATTCTTTCCATGCAGAATAAACATCAACACGAAAATCTAATTCAGTCACACCTTCATTAACTAAAATAAGTTTATTAAGACCGTCAAAGGTGACTTTTTGTTCACCAAGGTATAGAGGAGGATTGTAGTCTCCCCAAAACTGCCAATTACCGTAGTTAAAGGTTAAAGAAGGCATTCAACTATTGTTCTCTTTCGCGCCAGAAGATGTTCCAGTTATTTCTACTGTTTTCGTAAACTGGGCCAATATCACCATCACCATCTTCGTTAGTATTATCTTTATGTTTAATCATAAATGTCCATGCTGCACGAGGATGAGGACCGCCGTAAAGTGCTAGTCCAGTATATGCTGGGCCAGTAGTATTACTTAAATCTACATCTGCGCCCATACCTAAATCTACATCGTATTGTAGTGCATTAATTGAAGTCCAGTAATCTTTTGCTATGCTATCGTCTGTACCATTGACTGTGATTGTCCCAGCACCTCCACCATCTGTAGTAAAGGCACCCAAGTAATTTATTTGTGCAGAACTTCTACCGCAGATTGCGACTGTACCTGTTGTGTTTGTTCTAACTAATGTGCCCGTTCCTGTACCTGCACCTGTTGCGGTAAAGATTGTACCAGGATTATTATCAGGTGCGCCAATTGCTGTGAAGTCGGTTGTACCTCGTGTTACGATTTGATATTCGGCGGTAGTGGCTGCGGTAACAGCAATAGCGCCAGCTGTATCAACATCAATTTTCATAATAAATGCGGTATGTGAACCTGTAGTAACTGTAAGTTTTTGACCAAGATTTAGCGAAGTACAGTCGCTTACTGTAAGCACACGAGTTAATCTATCATCGTCAATGTCAGCAATACTGTCATACAACCATGCTTCACTTCTAGTGACTAAAGATAAATAGTGCCAGTCATTAGGATTGTCTTGTTTATCTACACTAGCATATCCAGTTCCGCCAGCAGTTTTTCCTGTAAATGTTGTACCTAGTACAGTTGCAACATCTTGGTCTCCATCATATTCACGAACAACAATTGGTTGTTTATCTGCAAAAATACTAAATTTACTTTCACCATATCTTGGATCTGGTCCAACAGTTATCAAAACTCTTTCATTACCTGTAGTATATTTGTCTGATGTGCTTGTCCAGTTTGTAAGAGGTTGAAGGGCCCTAGAGAAAGGTTGATCTGAAAGATTATTTACCGTACCATACTGTTCGTTATCGGTTAATTTGCTGTAATCAAATACTAAATTACCGTCAACTGTAGAACGACCAAGTTCTATTATATGTGCTAAATGATCTCCTTCCAATTCATAAGAAACGCTAGGAGTACTTGGTCGATTAGATTGATATTCTACTCCACGCATTACACATCCGTAAAAGACTCTTGCTTCAGATAATTTTTTGCTTCCATCACTAATGTTATGATTAGAAATATCAAATATTATAGGTTGATAAATTGTGTGGTTTTCGTCACCTTCTGTGCCATCAGGATTTAATAAAAATTGATCAGGTGATAACGACATTTGATATTGTGTCGAACTTGATGATGAATAACTACCAGACTGTAATAGTGATGGAAACGCAGTATTAGATCCATTTTTAGACTGTTTTGTTCTCCAGTAAGGTTGAGATTCTGGTTCACCCCACATTTTTGTCTGAATATCTATCGAAACTGGTCGAGCTGCCTTCAAAGGATCTGTAGTTGTTTCGATGTAAACTCCAGCACCAAATGCATAAAACTCTGATGAACTACCACTTGTACCATAATTTGCTATAGCCCAACATACTGGTCTATTAGCATTTGAAATAGGATGAGTAAACTGTGTTCCTATACCAATACCATTATGATGATACATTTCATGGCAAACAATACGATTGCCTTGGTAAAATACTCCCCAACGAGTTCTGCCGCCACCTATAAACTGATAATCTATCCAATAAGTATTAATTTTTGTAACATCAATTTGCATTCCTGAAGGATTAGAACCTCCACCAGTTCCTAATAGTGTATCTTTATTCCATTCTTTTTGTAGAATTTCGTGATTTTTTGTTACTCCGTCGAATGTAAAACGATGAACAATACGAAGAGCCGATCCTGGACCTGTTCCGACAGGATCGGTTGGAGTTGTTCGGCCACCTGGGGCATCATCAGAACCTTTTATTTGAAAAAAGAAACCATCTGTAGCGTCAAAGGCGCCCCAATTTCTTGCCACAAACTGTTTACCAACATCTCCGGATCTAGCACTCATCACAAATAATAATGATGCACCCTCTTCGTAAGAATGAAAAAGATTTGATGTTTGTGTAACACGATCACCTTGTGTTGTTCCTACTGCTAGTTTAACGCCTCTGACTGTAGGATCCCATGTATTACTAACATCGCTGCCACCTTCTCTTGAATTTACAAATTGAGTCACTAAATTTGATTTAGAGAAATCATATGAGGCTAACAATTTAGCATCTGAGACTTTTAACAACCCCATGCCAGTTGCTTGTGGTGCTCCTTCTTTGAATGTGACTTGTGCCGATCCAAAGAGATCTATATTCAGTCCATATTCTGGATTGTCATACCCCATGATATTTTGTGTGGGTATATACATATCCGTAGAGTCAGCATTTACTGTCGCAACTACATCTAGATTACCATCATTGTCCGTGTCATATTGTATCGATTGATCATCAGAAGCAGTATAACCTTCCTCTCTTGCTTGCTCATTGTAATGAACATAAAGTCTACCTGTTGTACTGTTTGTTTCGTAAACACCGTGGAGATGAAATGTGAACGTCTGGCCTCCATTACCCGAAACGGTGTACATGTCACCGACTTTCCATGTATGGGAAACATCTTTACCGTCATAATTTATAATTGCGGTATGAATCATATAGATTCTATCACCAGTGCTTTCAGGTGGTATTCTTGTATATTTGCGTTCACCTGCCATTTACTTTACTCCGAATTCTGTTTTAAAATATTTATTCATATATTTATAATCAAGGATTATCGAAAACTCTGTCGATAACTTGTGTGATTTTTTGTGTCACATCATCACCAGTTGAAGGAATTTCTACTCTCAATATGACATATTCAGGATTAACTATCTTGATTAAATAGTCCTTTTGAGGCACTGTACTAAATGTTACCGATGTTCCTGTTATAGACTCTAAAAACGCATTCGTATTTCCACCCAACTCTTCATCACCTACTACTCCTCCTGTAAAATCATACATTCTTACCTCAGAACCAGTAACAATGTTGGTTATAGTTATATTAATAGTCGCAACGACGGTTGTTGTAGCACTAGCTCCGTTTCTAATGGTTATATTGCCACCTATTCCACCGCTAACATTTAATTGCACCGCACCGCCTGAATTATTGTATACCATAGCATCAGTAGAACCAGAAGAAGATACTAAATTATCTCCTGGATCAGCAGTACTGTATCCTGAAAAATTCCAATTCGATAATCCATATGTTCCTGGTGCTGTTATATAAACACCATGGCCGGTTCCTCCACTTTCAAATGTAAAATTTGTCTGGTTGGTTGTTTGGCCGTCAGTATCTAATAACATTGCTCCTGTGGCCGAATCGGAATTATTTTTTATCGTAATATCATCAGCGTTAATTGTGGAAAAGTCTATTTGACCACATCCTATGAAACTGCTTGTGTTAACAAATTTATTTCCTGTACTCGCGACAGGAAAATTTATTGTTCCGTTATCGACAAATTGTGTTCCTGTTAATTTCAAAATGTCGAAATTTGTATCTGTGAAATCCCAAATAGCTCCTTCTCCAGTTCCCACGAATAGAGTGTTGTCTAATACAAAGGAATTTGTTCCGGTAGAATTTCCTATAACTCTAAAAATGAAATGAGTAGATCCAATTCCAGTACCGTCTAAGAATATTTGTGAATTGTTTTCTTCGAAATAAGAATCTCCTGTTCCTGTATCTCCGAATTGTGTAGAAGCATAAATTGTATATGAAGAGCCGGCGCCTTTACTTACAATTCCCCAACCATTAGATTCTAACTCATCGTCTTCGTATAAAGTGTTCATATTAAGAGGTGTGCTAACAGAACCGCCATTAGCCGTAAGGGCATAACTTCCATTTGCTATAGTTGTTATTCTATCGACCCAAAGGTTATTAATATTACCTCTAGCAGTGGCAATGTGTACACTGCCGTAACCAATGTCAGTTATTGTGGCCGTGTTTAATCCACCTAGGGTTCCATTATGTGCAAAAGAAGAAAAGGCGCTTATATTACTAACATCTAATCGAATACAGTTATAAAATTTTCCTAAATTTAATCCAGGATTATCATATCCGCCAACATAAAATCCTATTATAGCAGAAGCGCCTCCTGTGCCATTGGCGAGTACAATTTGAAATCCTCCGTTAACCTGTGTTTCGGCAAGATTGTCCTTTACTAATAACCAAACAGTAGAATCCGACAAATCTTCATTCAAAGCAGTTCCGGCGGAATTTTCTCCGACAATAATATATTCCTGAGAATTAGAAAACTGTGCAGCCATAGCTCCGGCGCCTTCATAATAAAAACCAGCGTCATTATCTAAATCTGGATTATCAGTTCCATTCCATCCAGCATCTGCTTCACAGTCATTTAATTCGGTTCTATTGTCGATACCCACAATCTCACTCCGCTAAAAACTGTGGATCAGATTGCACGCCCTCATCTAACTGAGTTTTCAAAGACAACAATTTATCGAGCTCGAAGTTCCACGAAAGGGTGTCTGGATCGACACCCGCCGTGATTTTTTGGGTCTGCACTAAGTACATCACCTCATCCGACGATTTACCAAGAATGGAAGCCGCCTGTTCTAATGATACCTTCATAGTCATATTTCACTCCTTATTATGGATTTGAGTAGTTTCTTTCAAGACCAGATGTTACAGAAATGGTTAAGTTTTCTGCGCCGAGATCTGAAGGTGCAGTTTCTACAAACTGGCCGGCTTCAAGACCAATTGCTCTAACAATAACTGGTGTTACTTGTTCCGTCGGTTTCGGTCCTTGTTGATTTGTCGTATAAGCATATGAGAACGATTTTGTTGTCCCATCAACATCTCCAGCAATATCAGCATTCAAATTATTATCTACAATAATAGCATTAGGAGTATCAATAGCACCTTCATCGATATTAGCAGTTACTGGTGCTGTTTCTCCTGTTGGAACTAAACCGTCTACTTTTACCGCAGTGATTTGGTTATCACTATCGCGAGAGAGAAGTTTCCAAAGACCATTGTTCACATCGTTAGTAAATCCTGAAAACTTTAGATAATCATTTACTTGTAATTGTGTAGTTCCGTTATCCAAGGCGAATGCACCGGAAAGAGTAATTGTAGATGTATTATTAGTAGGTGCGCCGACAACAAAAGCGCCTGTTCTGCGTTTTCCATATTGGAAGAATAACCAGAATTGAGAATAATCTACACTGCCGCCGTCAATTTGATCTTCAGTTAAGTTTTCATTAAAACTCAAGGTAAGTGTTACAACAGTTGGGAAGTTATCTTCAACTCCAGCATTTGTCACTACTGTAATTTTGTTAGTATCAGCTTCAGCATAATTTGCAATGAAAACACCAGAACCACCGCCATTTGGATTGCTTGGTGGCGAACTGGTCGAACCTGTAGTTACAGCAGCAGTACCAACGAAAGTTAGAAGTTCATCAGCTGTACGACCAATAACAGTATTGCCTGTTGCATCAATGTCTGAATCCTCACGCAATTG